AGTGGTTTAATAGATGTTAACGCAGTAGGATCTCCACTAACTTTAACTGGCTCACCCGTATCTGTTAGTGGACTATTAAATGCAACCAATGGAATCAGTTCAGCAGGAGGAACCTTTAGCGCACTCACAAGATTCAATGCTGGTATCAGTGCTTCTGGTGCAACATTTACTGGACCTGTAAATCTTACAAACACTTTATTGATAAACGGAACACAAGGTTCCAACAATCAAGTATTAACGTCTACGGGAAGCGGAATTACTTGGGCAACTCCAGCAGGAGGAGGTGGATCTGTAACTTCCGTCAACGGACTCACAGGAGCAGTTCAATACATCACGGACTTCAAAAGAGGGTGGTTCTTATCATGAGAAGATGGCGACTCAATTCAGGATACTGCGGCAACACAGACCAACGCCGCACCAGAGCGGGAACCATTCCTGCTCTGAAGCACTACATTGAAAGAGATTTGGGATTCTTTGAAACTAATTGGACTCCAAATGAAATCTCTACCGTTTTTTGGTTGGATGCTGCACTATCTTCAACCCTCACAATTGCTACTGGTGTTTCTACATGGGCTGATAGAAAAGGTGGTGGAGTAAATGCTGTGCAAGCAACATCAGCAAATCAACCAGCATACTCTGCAACCGCCTTTCCTGGTTCGTTGCCGGGAGTTTTGTTTGATGGTTCCAACGATGTTATGGATATTTTCACAACAGCAATGCAAAATCAAACACACGGAGTGTATTGGGTGTGGTCAAGAAGTGGAGCAGGAACTGGTAGTGATACCTATAGACCATCAATTTCCTGTTTGGCATCAGCAGGACAAGGAACAAATCGTGGAGCCTTACACTATGTAAAAAACACTAATAATTTTGGTGCATCTTATCCTTACTACGGAGGACCTGGATTAGGAAATTATGATCTGAGTAGCGGAACTGCGTATTCCAATAATGTTGGTAACATAATGGCATTTCAAAGCAATACCACGGGATGGGGAGTGTGGAGAAACGGAACCTTGGAAAGCACCACTAACACTATTGCAACACCAGACAGCACCAATGTTGGTTATGGTTTGGGAAGAGAATATAATCCAAGTAGATCATCCAACATAGTAATTGCAGAGGTCATAATGGTGCAATCTACAAACACCACGACCAGACAACTCATTGAAGGCTATCTTGCATGGAAATGGGGACTGCAAGCAAGTCTTCCTAATGATCACCCATATAAAAACGCAGCACCAACAATATAAATATTAAAGTAAATACCAATGCCAGACATATACACAAATTACGCAACTTCAGTCGGTGTCACAGCAGCCACCACAATCTATGCAGGAATCACAGGAACTGCAATAGTGAATGCTATTCATGTTGCCAACAGTAACACCACAATAGCCAATAGTGTATCTGTTCAGTTGTTCAAGGGAGCAACAGGTTACTACATTGTTCGTGCAGCAGCAGTTCCAATTCAATCAACATACCAAGCACTTGATGCACCAATTCCACTCGTAACAGGAGACTGTCTCAAAGTTACAGCAGGATTAACTGCGGGACTTGATATCATCGTATCAGTATTGGAGTCAACATAATGGCACTTCAACAAATTATTCAACATCCTACAGGAACCTATTCGCAATATTGGAAGATTCGTACTCTGAATCTGAATCATACCGCCAAAACAGGTACGATTATTTTGGATGGCTATGTTTCTGAACAAGCAAGACTAGACAATAAGATTCCTCTTGATGAAAGAACCATCAATGTGTTTGATTTTGATGTGTGGTTTGCACCTGCTGTCATTGATGCTGCGGGAATGAATCAGGTAAAATCTGCATATACCTTTACGAAGTCTATTCCGAATGGTGAGTTTGTTGGATCAACTGATATTTGAGGAGTACCGTATGCCAGGATCTGGAGTGTGTAGAGCCAACGTAGATACCGCAGGGGGAACCATACTAGTGGGGAACCCCTTCTTTTTCGTTGATGGATTTCCTGTGGCTGTACAGGGTAATCCCGTACAAGATCACGGCATCAACGAACATGATAACGCAGTTATGCAGCAGGGCAACTCTAATTTTACCGTTGGTGGATTGCCCATATGTACAACAGCAAGCAGAGCAAGTTGCGGGCATCGCCCAACAGGTTCAGGTACTTTTTTTGTGGGGTAATATATGAGTACAAATAATCCGTGTCCGTGTCCAGAAACAGTTAGTGATTGCGACAAGAGCATTTTGTCTTTCGGACTGACTTCCGAAATGTTCAACAATCCAAATGCTGCTGCCGTATCTGCTGCTCGTCAACTCGGTGGAGCAAACGGGGCGCGCATTCAGGGATTGATTGAAGCAGCCACTTTGGGTGGAGTCGGAAATGCGATTCCTGTTATTTCAAGAATTCAGCAACTGCTCACTAGCCAAGAAGCCATTATTACTGCCTTTGAGAATGAAACCAAGAAGTTTACTACGGTTCAGGGTCTATTGAGCATAGTGAGCAATCTTAGTTTGTACGCAAACCTTACGTGTGCATTAGGGATACCAGGATTGGATATTGCTGCCGGATTAAATGTTGTTAACGGAAACGGTCAGTCTGCTATACAGGCTGTTATAGCAGCAAATATAGACTTGGAACGAGTGTTAAATTCTTTTGTTCCTGGAACAGGCACGGCATTAGCGCAGTCTATTCAAGACTTTCAGGGAATATTGGGTTCCATTGCTGACACTATAGAAGCAGTAAGTGGAGCACTTGATGGGCTAATGAATGAAGCCGCTGCTGTTTTGGCAGAAGCAACCGCTTTCGTGCAAAAATACACAGATATTAGTTCGTTGGCTAACCTTGTGAATCTGGCGAACACGGATCCGTGTTTTAAACTAGGGTCAATCATTAACGGCAACTTGATTAGTCCAGATTTTCTTAACGCTATACGTGGAGTGGTTCCGCCACAAGGTTTCCCGCCAGGCACACCAAACCCTTGTGCTGGTACTGGATTTGGATCAGTTGGGGGATTCCGATGACACATTCTTCTGACGGTTTTTCTGCGTTTCGTGAAACCGCACAATTAGTGGGGGAAGTGTTTGGTGTTCTTCTCACTGGTGTCTTTATTGGAGCGTGGGGAGCAATCAAGAATAAAAAGGTAAGCATTTTGTGGAAACGAAAACAAGAACAGAGGCAGGTTGAGACACACAGCCAACTACACGAAATACTTACAGAGTTGCGAGTCACCGTTCGTGCGTGCCGATGCTTAATATTTCAATTTCATAACGGTGGATCTTTTGCAGACGGAACAAGCATTAAACGATTTTCTGTTACACACGAATCGTGTTCTGTTCTGTCGCAAACCATGATTCTTGAGTCTCAAGATGTGCTAGTGTCCAGATACTCAAGTCTCATGGAAACACTAGAGACACAATCTGGAAAAATTATTGCAGTGAATGCTTTGCCGGTGTCTGCATTTCGTTCTTCGCTTGAGATAAATAGCGTGGAGTACTTCAGTATTGTTCCCTTGCGGTGTTCTGATGGGATCAGCCCGCTTGGATTTTTGATGTGTCATTGGTGCTCTTCTGACTCTTTAGATGAGATTGAATCCGAAGGAATAAATCAGGCTTCTATTGAGGGGATTATTGTGGATACTGCAAACAGAGTAAATTCGCATTTGATCTACAAAACAGGAAACCACTAATGGCATTACGAATTGCATCTACTAGCAATAAATCAGTTTTTTCTGACATAGATCCCAACTTTACTCGCAGTCCGAAAACTGGAGATTTGCTATTGGTACGCGACGATGCTGCCATTAGATTGTCTGTAAAGAATTTGCTGATGACTGCTTTTGGAGAGAGGCTTTTTCAGCCAACAATCGGAGGAAGTCTTCGACCCCTTTTGTTTGAACCCATTGATGCTATAACCACTATGGAGATTCGTGACAGAGTTCTTCAAACTATTTTCAATCACGAGCCAAGAATTCAAAATGTATTGGTTGATGTCACTGCTAATCCCGATGAAAACGGATATGTAGTTGGTGTGGAGTACTCTGTTCGTGCTATTGGAAAAACTGACCGCATAACGGTGGTACTAGAAAGGGTGCGCTGATGGCAAACACTAACAATTTCAATGTTGTTGGTCTTGATTTTGAGCAAGCAAAAGCGTCTCTTAAATCGTTTTTGCAGTCGCAAGAAACACTCAAAGACTACAATTTTGACGGGTCTGTTTTGAGTACTGTGCTTGATGTGCTTGCATACAACACTCACTATCAGTCTTTTTATGCCAACATGGTCGCAAACGAGATGTTTCTTGATAGTGCTGTTCTGCGTCCATCGGTGGTTTCTCATGCAAAAACTCTTGGTTATATTCCAACTTCTCGCCGTGCTGCAAAATCAATTCTAACGGTTTCTCTGAATGGGGCATCAGAAACCACCTATCTGTCGCGTGGTTCGGAATTTGTCGGAACTGATTCTGCCGGAACACAATACCGTTTTGTGCTTTTGGATACAAAATACGCGAACAGCGAAACACAGAAATTTGAAAATATTACTGTGTATGAAGGAACATTACGGCGTATGTCGTACATTTATGATCGCACAAAACGTATTGGATCGTATCTGCTGATACCCAACGATAAAATAGATACCAGCACTATCCGTGTTCGTGTAAAGGCTTCATCCACAGACAATACAGGAGTCGGTAATGTTTGGACCGAAGCCACATCATACATTGATTTGACCCCCACCTCAAAGGTGTATTTTTTGCAAGAGCGAGAGGCGGGTATGTACGAGTTGTTTTTTGGGGACGGGTTTCTCGGTTTGCAGCCCGAAACTGGAAGTCTCATCACTGTAGAGTATTTGGAAACGAATGGAGATGTTGCAAACGGAATAAGCACGTTCACCACATCAATCAGTGGAGCAGGTGCCATAACAGTAAACAGTATTTCTTCTGGCGGTGCTTTGGAAGAGAGTGTGTCTAGCATCAAGTTTCTTGCTCCTCGCTACTATCAGTCTCAAGGAAGAGCAGTAACAGAGGACGATTATGCTGCGGTGGTTGTAAAAGAATATCCTACTGCTGACTCGGTTTATGTTTACGGTGGTGATCGACTGATGCCCCCACAGTACGGCAAGGTTTTTATTGCGGTAAAACCACGCTCTGGTACTGCACTAACAGTTTCAGAAAAATCTAACTTGGTTCGCGTTTTGCGTGAAAATCGCTCGGTTGTAACGGTTGTTCCAGAAGTGGTTGACGCTGATTACATTGATCTGGTGGTGGACTGTTTGGTTACATACGATCCAACACGAATCACGTATGGAGCAGGAACGCTGAAGGCTATTGTTGCGGCTTACATTTTTACCTATTCGTCCTCTATTCTTGAGAAGTTTGGATCCAATTTCTACCATTCCAAACTTGTGCAGGGAGTGAATAGTTTGAGTGAGGGCATATTGGGAAACGAAACAAGAGTAATGATGAGAAAAACCATAAACTTGGCAACTTTGCTTGTGAGCAAAGGGTTTTCCGTAGACTTTAAAAATCCTCTGTATCATCCAAACGACGGACACGCATCCGTGTTGAGTTCCACTCAATTTTCTCATGTAAACACCACAGGAACTTATGTTTTGGGTTGTGTGATTCGTGATGACGGGTACGGAAATCTTGATATCGTCAGCAAAGACGAAAACACAGGAGTGGTGAATCTGGTCTATCCTAAAGTTGGAAGGGTTGACTACAAAAAGGGAGTGGTCAGTGTAAACACTTTGTTTTCTCCAGAGACGACGAGTATATTCTTCACCATAACAGCAGAACCACAGAATCTGGATATCTTTGTGGAAGAAAACAAAATACTACGGGTCAGTCGTGGGTACTCTGATTCTATTCGGGTATCTGTTCAATCACAAACGAGTCGCACAGAAACACTGAAGGCGTAATATGAGTACTGTGAATAATATAGTTCTTGAAACCAGAACAGAAGAACTTGAACGGATACTGTCTCCTTTTATAGAGGAGCAGTTTCCAGATTTTATGAAAGCAGACTACAGAAAACTAGTGTTGTTCATAAAATCGTATTATGAGTGGTGTGAAAAGACTGGAAATCCTGGTTATGTGTTGAGCAATGTGAACTTCGCACAGGACACAGACAAGAGTCTGGAAGAGTTTTACTCCCATTTTAGAAACACGTATCTGCGTGGGTTTGTTGATACGCTTGCAGAAGACTCAAGCGGAAAAACACCGAACAAAAACACGCTGTTGAAAAAAATACGAGAGTTCTACGGAGAAAAAGGCACTGAAAGCGCGTATCGTTTTTTGTTTCGTGTTCTGTATGATTCTGATCTTGAAATTGCGTATCCTGGCGATGATGTTCTTAAACTGTCGGACGGAAGATGGATTGAAGAGCGGTCTATTAAAACAAGCAGTTCTAATGGCTCTGCACTGTTTTCCTGCAAGAACGGGCAACTGCTACAGTACTCTGGAAACTCTGTGGTTGCGAGTGCGTTTGTAGACAATGTTATTCAGTACACGGTCAAGTCGCTTACTGTGACAGAATTTTTTGTTACGAACATAAACGGAACATTTGATCCCGATCTTCCTATTGTGGCAGTAAAAGACGGAACCGAGTACACCGAAATTCCGTTCTCTGTGCTTGGCTCTGTTTTCATAGAACTTCCCGGTGAAAACTATCGTATCGGTGACGAGGTTGGTGTGGTGGATGTGCAGAGCGGATACGGATTTTCTGCTCGCGTGGAACAGACAGGGTTGCGTGGCAGCATCAAAAAGTTGGCTATCACAAACTCTGGTGTGAACTACGCCAACGATGCGGTTGTGACTATTTTCAGCGACACGGGACAGCAGAGCGCCAGAGTGATTGCGCTGCGAACAGTGGTCACCAACTACGCAGGCTATTTTTCTGGAAATCGCGGAAAGGTGTCTGCAAACAAATTCATACAGGACGGCAACTACTACCAACCGTTTTCGTATGCCCTGAAGCCAGAACTGGGAATTTCTCAATATTTTGATGTTCTGCGCCAAATCATTCACCCTGCTGGCATGAAAATGTTTGGATCGGTTTTGCTGAAAGGCGAAATAGAGAACACCGTTTCGTCTTCTTCACAGGCAGTGTATTACGAAAAGCCTGTGGTTGGACGATACACTCCTTATACTTTACGAACACACAACAACTTGAGGTCTGGAATATTTTTGCCAGATCAGATACGAGGAGCCACGCTTCAGGTATGGCTGAGTGGATACAGCATTGCAGGAAACACAAGCAGCGGAATAACTGCGGGATGGGCAGCGGCGGCTTTCAATGAATCGGACCCTGTAATAGCAGTGGATTCGCGCGAGTTTCCACCAGACCCCCTTACGGGAAAACTTGACCGAATACTGGGTGTTCGTAATTGGACAAGTCTGGTGGGTGGACACACCTTTTCTCACCCAAGCATATACCCTAATGCCAGTATCTGGTTGACTCCAAACTTTAAGCCCCAGTCTATTAACAGTCACGCCAGTGTGTTGCTGCGCCCCATTCAGTACTACTTTAGCGGTAGCAACCAATACAGTGCACTGCGGAGTCTAGGGTTCAGCGGACCAAGTGCTGGCGCACTTGGTCTTACTGCGTCTCGTTCGTATTTTGCTGTGGCAAAACCCAAGCGTATAGGAACAGCAGGAAACTGGTATGCAAACAGCCAACGGTGGCTTATTGGCGACGGTTCTGGTGGCTATCAAGGAATATGGTATGGAATAACGGGCGGCACATCGTGCGTGGGTACTTTCAATTTTTTGAATGCTTCTACCGTGAGTGGAGTTACTGGAGCAATAGGTTCAACTGGATCTTGGGGTCTGGTATCCAGTGTGTACAGTGTTGGAGCAGGAAGTTCTGGTCCACTGTCCCTGTTCTTTAATGGAGTGTGTTGTGGCACGGTGAATTCTTCTCGTCTAGATTCTTCAAGCCTTAATACTCATAATATTCTTGTTGGAATGAGAGTTTCGGATAGCGCGGACGGTGCGTTTGACGGAGAGATTGCCGAAGTGCTCATGTATCAAGGTGCAGTGTCGGATTCGGATCGTCAAAAAATAGAAGGATACCTTGCACACAAATATGGGATGACTACCCTTTTGCCGTCCACCCACACATACAAAAGTGTGATTCCTGGCGCATCATTTTCTGGTGGAAGATGGTACGGCAACACAGGCGATTTTTATCCTAACGGGTACAATCCGTACATCGGCTCAACGGCACAAGTCGGTCCAGACGGAACAACTGCTCCACTAGGATCTGTGTTTCGGTCTTCGCGGATGGGATACACATATACGGTTGCGTATGAATACGGAAACACTGCACACAATCCCATTGGTGCGCCTCTGGGTGGCGTGACCGCTTGGCTTGCCCATCGTGAGTCTGCACTAGAGCCTTCCAATATTCGTGGACTGGTGCTGTGGCTGAAGCCAGAGAATATTGGTGTCTGTGGTTCTGTGGTGAATGGTGCGAGTGCCGATGTGTGGAGGGACGCTTCACCGTCTGCGAATCACGCGCTGCCCCCAACATGGGATCGGTGGAATGGAATTGCACATATTACACACACGGCAAACACTGCTACTGGTTTTGGAAGACAAGTTTATGACAACGCCAATCCAATAACGAAATTGTCTTTTGTTGCAAACGGATTGTGTGGTGGGTACGCCACAGGAAGACTATTTGCGATTGGATTAAACACCTTTACCGATACAGCAAGTAGTTCTGAAAATGCAACTATTGATTACTATGTGTATTCTCTTGGATTGTATGCAAATGGAACTAGCACGGTTTTTGATCCTGCAAGTGCAAGTAGAACTTACTACAGCAGACTTGCTGGACAGGGTGTAAGAGCAGTTCTTGCCACTTCTGGCGCAAATATGAGCGGACTTGATGATACTGTTGTCACCGTAGAATACAAAGAACCTGATGTCATATGGAGTATTGACGGAGTAGTAAAGGACAAGATTTATGCTGGTTACGATAAAACCTTCTACTTTGACTCTTCTTTTTTCCTAGAAACCATTGATGTTAGTAGAACAGGTCACTCCATAACCATTACTGAACTCTCGTACAAGGGAACTCCCGTAAATCCCACATTTACTGCATCTTCAGGTATAAATGTGAGAACTTATAGAGGACTCACCGTTGACAAACTGCGCCCCACCCTTGCTTTCCGATCCGCTGCTGGCGCAACAGGAGTGTGTTTCAACGGCGGCGTGCTGTATTCTCCCGATACAGCGGTTGGAGCCACCACCATGTATCACGCTATTGGTCTTGGCGGAAACACATATGGTGCAGGTTCTTCCGCTGAAAAGATTCTAACAGGTCAGCATATGTACCTTACCCGTCCTCTTGATATAAACGGAGAAGCCGATGTGTTCATGGTGTTCCGTCCCACACAAGAAGGGTACAGTTACGGCATAGGGTTGTTTTCTTCGTCACAAACTACGAGAGGCATATCTTCAGGGTTTGATGCGGTGCTGTACCACCGCACCTACAATGCACAGGATTCCAATCCCACACAACGCACATCAGCAGTGTACACTATTACTCCTGCTGGTAGAGTTTTGTATCCTGGCGAACAAGCCGTTGGACTTGTTGGTTTCCGACCTGGTGCGGGAAACCCCAATTTACAGAACAATTTCATTGCTTACGATCCACACGTTTCGGGTGTGTGCATGGGCACTGCTGTGGGAGAGTGGACTCGTGATGGCTCTAGCAGAATTCAGTCCTTCCTGAATGGCGGTGAAGCAGACAACACTTCTCCGATCACGGGGATTGTTATTAGTTCTGTGAATGCACCAGAAAACGAAAACTATGTTCTGCGAAACGGACTGGAACTAGAGTTTGATTTTGCTGATCCTACGACAAGCGGAGATTTCTTTGCACAGAGAACCAGCAATGTTGTGCGAGACTTTAGATTAGTAGAAACACCTAAAAACGTTTTGGCTCCACTGAATCCTGATCATGTGGTAGATTCCACTGTCACCCGAGTAGAAAAATCAGCCATCATTGGGCTTTCTCAGCCTGGAGCAAACGTGCCTTCTCCGTCGGGGATTGCTCCGTCGAACGTTCAGAACAACGATGAAATATACACAGTGACTCCACAAAACGCTAACGCTAATGGGCGGTTTTACATCAACAAAACTGCTACGCCAACCGCATGGAGCGAGGATGTTCGTGCAGAGACTTGGACTTTTTGTGGATACATACGGCGCACAGACGGCTCTGCTCTGCCAAGCACTATCTTCGGTTATAATAACGTTGGGCGGGATGTTGCTAATCCAGTTACTATTAGCCCAACAGATTATGGCAGCGGGTGGAGGTTTTTTAGCCTCACCGTGAACTCTAGTCCTGAAAGCAACGCAGGTGCCACATCTTCATATCTTGTAGGTTTGGAAAAACTTGGAAACGGAATTTCGTATCATATTTGTGGTTTGCAATTGCTGCCGTACAAGGGAGCCTCGCCGGTTAGTGGTGTAAACGGTATTACCTACGGATCATTTTCAAGAATTCCAATTGGTAAAATGTACGGTGGTCCTTTGGGGTACAACACGGTTCAGATTAAAAAAGATCCGTGGGGAAGCCAAAATTTGGTGTGGAGAGCGGTAAACACTTCAGTGAATTTAGACAAGGCTAACTGGAACGAAAACGGTGGTTTTGCTACAAATACCTTCACGCTTGACACCACAAAAACTTACAGATTTTCTGTGTGGATTAATCGTGTCAATTTGAATAATTTTTCTGATGGCAGGGGAACGGTATATTTTGGTCCAAGCGTGAACACCTTACTCATCCAAAAGACCAGTGGCACGGAGCAGAATAATCCGTATTTTACTTATATGCAGTCAGCAAACCCATCAACAGCAAATCAGCAGCCACAAAACACGTGGATGCTTGTTGTGGGACACATTCACGCTAAAGGCACTGCTGCTGACGGAGTTAATCATCCCAATTCGGGATTCTACACCGTGAACGGAGGAGGGCTAACTTTTTCTGCACTTGTTGGTGGATCGGAATCAGCAACAGACTATATTTTCCCGTCAGACGCAAACAACAGTGGAAAAAATCAACTTCTTCGTGTGTTTCAATACGGCTGTTCTTCGCCAGGAGTAGAGTGCCATTTCATGCGTCCACGAATTGATCTCGTAGACGGAACCGAACCCACGATAGAGGAGTTGTTGTCAAACAGTACGCATACTGTGCGTGATACCTCTCCAAACGGACACACGGGAGAAATCATGCTCCACGAACCAATACCAGACACCGAAGCAGGCGGATCGGTGAATTTTGCGCTTGCAGGTGGTTTTCCCGCAGGCATTGTAAGCAACCGATCAAGCAATAGCAATAATACTGGTGAACGTGATAAAACCTATGAATCGTGGATAAAAGTGAGCGCAGTGAATCCACCCAGTGGACACTATATGTTTTTTGGAGGCGGTGGGCTTCCGTATGTCAGTGTTAACCCTATTAACGTTAGCGGACGTTTTTATTACAGTTACTACGGATCAGGCGGGGTACAGAAAGCAATTGCTAGCGCATCGGGATCTGCCATTGCTAACACATGGAATCACGTTGTGGTCACTGTTAGATACTTGGAAAGCACAAATTCCACAGAACACTCGCTTTACGTGAACGGCAGACTAGCAGCCACTGATGTTCAGTCTGGACCAGAGACTGCTACCGCCGGATCTACATGGGTAACAGGTAACCGTTCACGTGATGGGGCAGCGGCATATATTACCAGTGGATTTAATTACTCCTATTTTGGAAAAATATCTGTGACACGAATGTATTCTCGCGCACTGAATGCGGCAGAAGTGTATCAGAACTACAACGCCCTTCGTGGCAGATACGGACTGTGAAATGGCAGACAGCGAACTCATAGGGCTGGGAGAGGAATTGCAGTACGGTGCTGGAGCGGTTCAGTACAACTCTGAACCCTTTACCCTTAGTCGCATGGGTGCCTATGTTCGCACCACAGCAAACAGCACGAACACCCCAGGCAGCGCGGCATGGGTTGCTGATTTGGTGAACAGCGGACTGAACCCGTCTTTTTCTTTTTCTGGTGTGGTGAGTGAGGTAATTGTTTTCAACCGTAAACTCACACCCGATGAACGGGATACGGTGTACTCGTATCTATCCAAAAAATATGGTTTGGATGCCCGACTTCCCGATACCCAATCAGAATCGCATCCAAGTGCGGCTACGGTGAATCAGTCGTATTGGGACATTGAAATTCACCCCAACACAAAGGGGATTGCACAGTTTCCTGCTGGAACCGAATTTTCTGGTGTGTGTTTGTCTGCCATGTTGAAACTTCCAGATTTGCTGTATAAATCATCTGGCACGGTTCTTGCAAACGGAAACGTGTTGTCTGGCGATACATACGATATCATACCGTAAAGGAAATTCATGCCTAGTTACATTAAAGCATCTCTTGAACGGTCTTACGCAGACAGTTTTCTTTCGGAACTAGAGCGCAACGAAAATCAGTACTTCTTTTTCATTGCAAAGTCTTCTTCGTGGACGAACGAAAACTCTCCTGATTCGTACACCGATACGGTGGGTGCGGAATACACCGTGATGAACAGCGTGATTGCGTACAAAAAACTGAGCGCACAAAACATACTGTACGCGCTGCCACGATACGAGTGGAACACTGGAACAGTTTACGACCAGTACGATGACACGGTAAATCTGTTTGATCCAAACGATCCAAAGATTTTCTATGTGGTCACAAAAACAGCAGGAGGAAGCACTCACATCTATAAGTGCATCAGTAACAACTCGGGTGGTCGCTCCACCGAGCAGCCTACACTCACACAATTTTCATCTTTTACGCTTTCTGATGGGTACACGTGGAAATACATTGGCAGTGTTCGTGAAAGCGATATTCCGTATGAACTCACTGATTACGTTCCTGTGGACTACGCTTACTCTGAATACGATACGGAAACCACTCAACAGTACTCCACTCAACTACAAGCAGTTTCAGGAGAGATTACCCGTTTCGTGATTTCATCGTATCCTGGCGGAACCGTTGGTGTGTATCCCAACACAATCACAGGCAAGATAAGCACTTACTGTTTGAACGTTACTTCGGTTACCACCGTTTCCGCTGGTGTGTACGATGTACTCATAACCGATGCCGCGTCCCGATCACGCATTTCTGGAAACGCAAGCAATTACATTGGCTACGTTATGAGAGTGGATCAGAACCACGGCACAGTTCCAGCAGAGAGGGGAAATTACGGAGTCATACAAAGCGCAACCATAAACGCAAACGAAGTTAAGTTTCGGGTTGTTGCGGATGTTGGAGACTTTGTGTGCACACCGACAAATACTGGCGCCCCAAGTGCACGAAGTTCGGTTGAAATAATTCCGTACATCAAGGTGGTTGGCGACGGAAGCGGTGCCTTTGCGTATCCTGTGATGAATTCAAGCAATCAAATTTCCAAAATAGAAGTGGGAAGCGGTGGACGGGACTACAGCCGAGTGTACGTTGAGGTCGTGAGTCCAAAATCAGCCAACACCAACCACCCGTCTGTGCGTGCAGTGCTGCCACCAAAGGGCGGACACGGCAGCAATATTTTGAAAGAGTTGAATGTAAAAGACGTTCTTATTGTGTGTGAAATACTGGAATCAGATTCTGACAAAATCATATCAGGTGGGTCGTATCGTCAGTTCGGGATAATCAAGAATCCTGTGCTGAACGACGGCAGTGGAGTGGTTGCAGGAAAAACTGATTTGTATTTCCGAGACATTGTGCTTACGCCAGTAAACGGACCAATTGAAACGGCTAATTTTGACGGGGGACCAGAAAATCTTGTTCTAGGCAGAGAAACGTACTCTAGTTCCAGAGTAGTGTTGGCTCGCACTCCTGTTTCCTCTGGTGCAAATAGTGTTGTTGACACCATATCGCTTAAAACCGTTCCGTCCAACGGCAAGTACATTACTCGTCAGGATCGTCCCGACGATTACGCTCTTACGCTTTCGGCAGCAATGCCACCCAATGCAAATTTTCAAGTGGGTGAAACGGTGCGTCAGGTGATTCCTGCGGGAACAGCAATAACCAATGTTACGGGAAATCAGGTGGTGTACACATACGCCGTAACAGTGGAAGGCACGGTTATTTCTGTGAGCAGCACCGAACTGGTGGTTCGGCTCACCACAGGCGGAAATTTTGTGACAGGATCCGTATCGGTTGTGGGTCTGCGTAGTGCTGCATCGTCTTTGGTTTCCAGTATTCTTCCCCGTTTTGGAGAAAGTGTATGGATCACCAAAAAGGGCAGCGCGGGAATACCCGAGTTTCAGACATACGACAGCGCAGTAAAGCAGTATAAAGTGGTGGAGACAGGACTGGCTTATTTTGATCAAAACGCGGCACCGGTTTACTCTGGACTACACGCTCTTCGTATCGGCACAAGCGTCAACTCTTCTGTTGGTGGGGCGGACATTAGTTACGCTCCGCTTACTCCCAACTCATTTACGAACGGTGAAACGATTCATCAGGGCGTAACTGGAGCATTCGGGCATTACGCAACAGGAAAAGTGTACAACTGGGATTTTGTAAACTCTTCAAGCGGAACTCTGTATTTAACAGAAGTTCAAGGCTCTTTCCGAAGTGTGGCTACACACGGCTTAAGCGGCTCTACTCTTTCTGCGTATGTGGTGACTGTGTTGAGTCTTCCTGAAATTTCACCTAGTTCTGGAGAGGTCTTATACATAAATAACGTCCGCCCCGTTCAAAGAGTAGTTGGACAAGAAGACGAATTTCGTATTCGTTTGGGTTTCTAAGAGGGAATTATGGCAAACAACTCTAGTCTGTTCAACATTAGTCCTTACTACGATGATCACGATCCCGCAAAGGGATTTTTGCGTGTGCTGTTCAAGCCAGGATACGCTCTACAGGCGCGAGAACTCACACAACTACAAACGATTTTGCAGAATCAGGTTTCTGCTGTCGGGGATCACCTTTTCAAGGACGGATCGCGTATTGCGGGCGGCGGCATAAGTGTACGAAACGCAGATTTCTTGATGGTCAAGTCCAATTCAGGATCTGCGGTTCTTGGTTTGAGTGATTACACCAGTCTTATTGGTGGTGTGATCACAGAGTCTGCTTCAAACACCGAAGCAAGAATTGTACACGTGGTTCCGCCAGACACCCAAAGAGACGGACACGTGGTGCTGATAGTTGACTATTTTTCGGGAACAGGATTCACCAACACCACCGTTAATTACGCAAACGGAACAAGTACGGGCACTATTGAACTTGTTTCGGTTGCGGATCCAGTTTTTACGTTTGCAAAAGCGTTTCCGAGAGGCAAGTGCAAACTAGTCACAGTGAACGAGGGAATATTCTATGTGGACGGATTTTTTGTGCAGACCCCTACACAAAGATTTTCTCCGTTCAACCCGCTCATAACAATACGAGACTTCAATTTTTCTAACTTCTCTTCCCTAAACAAGAAGATAGGGTTTTCTGTGTTGCGGGACGCTGTTACGGATGAAGAGGATTCTACTCTCCGTGATCCATCTGTTGGCTCGTACAATTACAATGCGCCCGGTGCTGATCGGTACAAGATTAATCTTGTGCTTTCACAAACGGATATTTCCACCACTCCAGATGACTTTGTGGAACTGTTGCGGTTTGACGGCGGAAAAATAACTAAAAAGGTGGAACGGGTAACTTACGGAGAAATAGAGCGAGCACTGGCACGAAGAACCTACGACGAGTCGGGATCGTATGTTGTGCGACCGTTTGAAATATCTGTCAGTAATGAGAATGAGGTTGAGTCTGGATCGGTTTCCATGAGTGTTGGTAGTGGAAAAGCCTATGTTTTGGGGTATGAAGTAGAGAACACGTATCCGCAGTCTTTGAGTTTTCCCCGTGCCAGAACCATACAAAACGAGTCTTCTGTTGGTCTTATGGCAAAAGTTGGAAACTATTTGCCTATCCTTGTGAACGGTTTCACTGCGGAATTGAACACAAACGCCATAGCACTTTCTAATGGTTCTTCTACCATTCGGTTTAGAAATGCAGCCAACGCGGTTGTTGCCACCGCGTTTTCTCACGGACTTGTGCCGGTGTCGCCTGCTGGTGGTGCTTCCAGTCTTAGATACACCACCTATTTCTACGGATTGAGTGGAAACATTACACTTGCCACAAAGGGACATTTTTACGATAACACCGCTGCCGCTGGTGCAACCATTGGCGCGTTCGGTCCAGTCAGTGGAACCAATTTTTCTCAACCACTCGGCACAGAATCGTCTTCGTTGGTGTTTCCACTGCTGCCTGGATACGCAGTGGAAAACGTGTCTGCGGTTTCGTTCTGGACAAAGATGACAAGCGCACCGATTAGTGCCGCCACTACAAGCGGCACAAACACCGTGTACACGGTGTCAAAATCAAACTTTTCTGATACTATATCTTCTGGAAGTTCTTCGGTGTTTTCTTTTGATGCGTACTCTAATACGAATATATCCAGTCTTTCGTCCGCACTCCAACCAGTGTTCCTTATCACCACAGGAAACACTATGGCACAGGTTTGGGCACCGGCTGTATCGGGTGCCACAATGACCACCGCTGCGGACGGCAACTCGGTTACCATCACTGTACTGTCAAGTAGTGTTCCTGTAGGATACGGATCAGGTGCTCAACCCCGAGTAACAATTCCCGTTAAATATACGCCAACAATTTCTAACGTTAGCACGTACCGATACAAGTCTTCAACGACTACAAGCAATACATTCACTGGTGGCGCATCAAGAAAAACAGATGAAAGTGGCAGAGTCTACTACGAATTAGACAAGACTGATGTGTACTCCGTAACCAGTGTTTTGAGTGGGGTGGTGTCTTACGCTGGTGACTTTGAATTGGATAGTGGACAACGATCCACGCACTATCAGCGTGCTCGTCTGTACCTGAAGCGATCATCCGAAAACAAAACCCAATACGCACCTTCTAGCACCACCCAATTCACTGTGGCTTTTGAGTATTTTGTACATTCGGGTCTTGCTGCTGCGCCGTTCATTGGAAAGCACTCGTATGTGCACTCTGAAACAGGAAACATTCCGTATTCAGAGATTCCGTTGTACACAGACGAAAAAACAGGAGTTTCGGTTTCACTTGCAAACTGCTTGGACTTCAGAAGAAACGGAATTACATCTGCCACACCGACGCTGAAGCCGTATGGAGTGAGTGAGATGAGTAGTCTTCCTGCATACAGCACAACAACTGTTTCGTACTCGCACTATCTGCCGCGTATTGACAAAGTGTGTGTAAAGGCTGATCCCGAAGACGGATCTGCTCTGTTTTTCTCGGTTACGGGCACCCCAGATTTGTCGCCAGTTGCGCCTCCTGATCCAGACGACGCACTTGTGCTTGCCACAGTTACTGTGCCAGCGTACACTCACAATGGAAGCGATTTGGTGATTACACCAGTAGAAAATCGTAGATACACGATGGGTGAAATTGGAAAAATTCAGAAGCGACTAGATGACGTTGAAGTTTTTGCAAAATTGTCTTTGTCTGAAGCGGACATAGAGTCACGAAGTTTGCGTGGATCGTCTGCTGATGCAGAGCCTTTGAAGACTTCTATATTTTCTGATGAATTTTACGGACATTCAATCGGAGATGTCGTGGATGGACAGTATTCGTGTTCCGTTGACTACGAACGCGGTGAATTGCGTCCGTTTTTCTCTGCCACTGCGCCGATTCAGACTGCTCCATCACTGAACGGCGCAACCACATCACCAGATGGTCTAGTTACAATTGACTACACACTTGTGCCGTACATAGAAAACAAGCAGTACACTAAAACAGTAAAAATCAATCCGTCAAACACGGTTAATTGGATTGGTCACATGAGTCTGTCGCCATCGGTTGATCCTGTGTACGATACTGCACAGCGACCAGTGGTAAAAACCAATGCTCTCATGGAAAACGACAACTGGCTGTCTTCCAATCCATCGAATTCTCGTGGACACGGCACACAGTGGAATGATTGGGAAAGCATATGGACGGGAATTGAGGTGGTTGAAGAGGAATCTGATCCCGTGCTCAAGCGAGTACTAGATGTACCACACGTTTTTTCGGAGAGTGCCATTCCTTCGTTCAACTCGGGAAGCATTAACTCGGGTTCTGCTCGGTATATTGATTCTATTGGCAAAAAGACAAGTGATTTCATTAATGCCAGACGGCTCAAGAATCGGATAAAGCAAAAAATAGGTTCGCGGGAAATTGATCGTAGTGTGGTGCCGTACATACCATCAAAAACTGTTACTGCCACTGTTCGTGGTTTGAAACCCAATTCTAGTGATCTTCGTATTCTTTTTGATGGAAATGAGGGACTGACTGGAATCAGCACAGACAAATACGGATCGTGTTCCGTGTCGTTTAACATTCCTTCGGGTCAGCACCTTGCTGGAAACAAATTGGTGCGTATCACCGATACAGCGTACACACCAGACTCCTCAATGGGTGCAGATGCAATGTACTTCTGCAACGGATTGTTGGAGCAGCGAGACTCTGGCTCGTATTCTGTCAGACTTCCCGAGTATCGCAGGCAGACTAGTGCCAGCGAAACAGTTTCAAAAGACCCTTTCAACCGCGAAACTGATGTGGTTGAAGGAACGCACTGGACTGATCCACTGTCGCAGACATTTTTTGTAGACAGAAAAACGAATCCTGAAGGAATTTACATCAAGAGTGTGTCTCTGTATTTTGCACAAAAAGACACGGGAGCCACTGCTGCTGTTCCTGTTATGATACAGATTCGTCCCACTGTGTCTGGATATCCGTCTCCGTCTGTGGTTGTTCCGTTCAGCACATCGGTTAAAACGCCTGATGAAATCACGGCGAATGCTAGTCAGCCAACCGAAACGGTTTTTTCCTTCAGCAGTCCTGTGTATCTGGAGCCTGGCGAATACGCAATATGTGTAACCGCAAACAGCGACAAGTATTCGCTGTTTGCAGCACAGAGTTCTGTGAATGGATTGGACAATGCGTCTGCGGTGGCTGGACGCGCAGGAAACAATCAGTTGGTGGGAACACTGTTTACTCCGCAGGGACTTGGACCAGCAGTAGCAGATAATTCCACCGACCTCATGTTTACTGTTGATAGATGTGATTTTGATTCGGTTGGTTATTTTACTTGGGATGCTCTGTCTTCAGGAGCAAATTCTCAAATAATGAAGTTTTACTCACCAGAAATCATCCCATTTGATTGCTCCATCAACAGAAGCATCAACAACAGCATTGATTTTGCGAACAATGAGTCGGTGTACTTGAAAACAGCAATCACAAGCAATCCGTCTCTTACATACACACTTTCTCGCGGAGTGAGTCGAGCAGTTTCTCCAGCAGTGTATTTGTCTGCAATGTATTCTGCCGCAATCAAGATTTTTTCTGATAGCACGACACGAGAATCGGATTATGTGTCACGAATAGTGCAATTGCCGCCCGGTGTTTTGTCTAACGGCATTTCAGTTTTTGTGGACGTAAACAAACTTGCAGGAAGCACGGTAAAAGTTTATTACCGAGCCACTATCAACGGTGAAAGCGACATATACAGCAAACCCTGGACTGAAATCGGACAGTCTTCGAGTGATTTCAATAGTAGTTCGGAAATTGATTTCCGTGAGTTAGTGTATTCTATTCCGTCAACAACCTCGTCTCTGTTTAATGCGTATCAGATCAGGGTTTCGCTGGGCACAAGTGTTCCGAGTGGGACTCCGTTCACATACTACCAGACACCTGCCGTAAAGAATGTTCGTGCCGTGAGTTGGATTAGGTAATGTCAGAAATACGGTACATTCGTGAAAAATCAGAAAACGGTGCGGTTTTTGTTGATCAAAAGGCGTACAGAGAGTATTGTGAAAAACGTTCTGTGGTGGAGCAATTACAGTCCTTGCAAAATCAGATAAATAGTATGCGGGAAGAATTGCTCTGCATCAGAAAATCACTAAACCAAGAATCAAACACTACGGGTGAGTAACATATGGCAGCAAGCACAGGACCAGACGTAAACACATACGCCATTCCAGAAGTGGACTTGGCAGACACTTTCTCGTTCTGGCGAGACGTAACAAACACAAGCGTTTACAAACTCAACAAAATGAGTGTGTATGGTGCCACTACTTCGGGATCGGTGTCGGCGGTTACTGATGCGGGTGGAACTCTTACCATAAGCCTTAATCCCAACATCACGCAGGGATTGACATTTGTTAGCCCCGTGAGTTTTTCTGATGGTGTAACCTTTAATGGCGCAGTAACTTTCAACTCTAGTGTTGTTACGCTGAACGCCAACATTGTAACAATTGATGATTTTAATATTGTGTTGGGTGATACTTCTGGTGCAAGTGATGCGGCAATTGATACTGCTGGTGGAGGTGGTTTGCTGCTTCGGCGTGGTTCTGCTGGCGGCACAGCAGAGTTTTTGTGGTTTGCACAGTCCGTTCATGGCACAGTGGGTGCGTGGAGGGCAAACGCAAACATTGGAATAACTGGTCCCACATTTGGAATCGTTCCGCACAGCGGGGCAACGCTTCCAGTTCACGGAACAGCCATTCGTTTGGACGGTGGAAGCACCACTGATCATGGATTAGCAATATCAATTAGCAGTGATGCTGCTCGGGGAACCACTTCTAATCGGGCAATAGAGTTCTCGCGGTACTCTCTTGCTGGCACAACTGTGTTCATGGAGGTACTGAACGGAACCACATACGGTGCGTATCCATTCCTCAATATTCGCAATGGAGCAAACCGAAAAAGAGTGTTTCAGAATGCTCACGGACTTTCTTTTGGCACTCCTGTATACCTTAATACCGGAGGCAACTACATTGCCGCAGACTGCAATTCAGAAGACACTGCCGAAGTGATTGGACTGGTTTCAAATCTTGTGAGTGCAAACGAGTTTGAACTCACGTACATTGGAGAGATTTTCGGAGCATTCGGCAATGCTCTTTTCACAGGCACTTCGCTTACTCGCGGATCCGTATACTATTTGTCCAACAGTGCGGGAAAGATGTCTACTACTCCTGCTCGGTCTGCGGGAACTGTACATAAAGCGGTGATGATTGCCACTGGTGCCAGTAGCGGAGTGGTGTTGCCGTTTACTGGAGGATTGATTGCGGACACCACACAACTTGCTTCTGCTGCAACAGTTTCTACCGAAATACTACAGTTTAACCAATTCAGGGTGGGCGATGTTGTGGGCTTTAGCGGTGGGTCTACTACCCTGTCGTACAACTGGACCACTCCTTCGGCAGGAAACACTAGTGCCACCTACTCTTCTGGTGTATACGTGAAAGCACAGGCAAACACTCCTGCGGCGGCAGAGTCTCTTGGTGTTGTCACAGAGGTGTTCCCCATAGTAGACACAAGTGGATCAGTAGTCGGAGGCACTGCCACAAACTACAAGTTCCGTGTTACAACAGACGGGTATTTTTCTGTTGCGGGTGGAATGAGTGCGGACAGCGGTGGTCTTGTGGCAGGAACACAGTACTTTCTTGCGTCTAATGCCGCAGGAACCACTCAAGCACGAGAAAGCACTACCCCATCGCTGGTGTCCACTGCGCCCACTACAGTGGGTCATGTCCGAAAGCCGATTCTCTTTGCAACCAGCCCGATCACGGGTCACATCATTTCGTATCGTGGCGATGTGATTGGAGACTTGTCTGTGACTGGTTATGTGGGTACAAATGCTGATTTGACCGATTACCCGGTTGGCAGCGTTTTGATTGGACTTACTGGTGGAACGCTTTCTCCCAATACCACAATATCAAATGTGTACTATCAGGGTTCTGGTGGATACTCGGGTGAATTTACTCTTGGAGCCGGATTCAATCCTGCGGGTGCAAGCGGAAAAACCCTGAGTGGGTCATGGAAATCTCGTGGACGCGCAGTTGATAATCGCGGAACCGCAGGCGTAACGTACTATTACCTTTGTCAGCGTATTTCATAACAGGACACACACATGGGATCATCACTCATATTGAAAGGCGGAGCATCCACTCCCAAAACCGTACTGGAAACAATTATTAGAGCAAACTCGTTTGTTTCGGGTGATGTGGTTCGCTACGATCCTTCTGTTGGTGCTGCTGGAACCTGGTATCGTTCCCAAGCAAACTCTGCCGAAAATGCAGAAGTGGTGGGTGTGGTGCAGAATGCGTCTGCCACATCGTTTGATGTGGTGTACAGCGGATTTATTAGTTTGAGTGGTTACGCTGGCGTGAGCGCACCCGTGTTGTTTTTGAGTGCAGAAGTTCCAGGTGGACTCACAAGTAGTCCGCCCAGTGCGCTTGGCACGGTTGTGAAGCCTGTGCTTACCCGAACAACAACGGGCGGTGGATACGTGGTCACCAATTATTTGGGTACGCAGATTGGTGGATCGTCTACCATTTCAGTGGACGAGATTCAGCCTGTCGGTGCGGTTATGCCGTTTGCTGGCTCGGTCATCCCTGAAACATGGTTGGAGTGCACTGGCGCATCGTATGCAGTCGTGGATTATCCTGAACTGTATCTGAAACTGCAAAACAGCAGCGGTGATCGCGCTCCTGCACACGGATATGTGGTGCAAATCGGAGTGAACACCACCACATACGCTACTTGGTTTTCATCAGTTGCCGTTGGAGACACTATTCTATACAGTCTCACGCAGGCTGATCTAACAGTAGCATCAGTAACCACTTATTCCCTGATTGGAAGGGTGATTGCAAAAGGCA